TCTGTTAAAGCAGCACCAACACGGAATCCTGCTGTCAATGATGGTGGTGCGTCATCTGGGTCAGTGAAACCAGAGAGATAAAGATGATTATTTACACCGACTGAACTTGTAAGACCAACATTAATCTTGAACCAATCAACATTTTCTGTAGTAGACGTTATTGATTTTGGTGTGATTAAAGATGTAACGTATGCAGTATCGTCTTTTGTAAATGCTGCTTTCTTAAATCCATCAGAGTGTAGTGATATCTGTCCAAAGTTAGAGTTAGAGTTTGTTACAGAGGCATCACCACCAGATTCAGCATTGAAATGTTTTGCATATCCAATCGCAAATACAGATACAATCTGTAAGATTGCATCATTTTTCATTGTGATATGGCAAGTCTGGAATCCTTTCCTATAAATTGCGTCAGAGTCTAAGTGATATATCTGAGAGGATTCTGACTGTGCTGCTCCAGATACTAGGTTTGCACCTTCAGGTGCTGGTGATGGAATGGTAACACCATCATATTCCCTTGTGACTTTATTATATTTGACAAATGCTCTATCGTCTTTCTGTAGAGATATACCTGTAAACTGGGCAACAACCATTGAACGGAAACCAGTTGCTTTTGCACCATCAGCAATCAATCCATTCATACCATAAACGGAACGAAGAGAACAGTTAAAGATGTATGGAGAAGCACCAGAGACAGTATCAGTTTCAACAACCACAGTCGCAGATGCAACACTTAATGAACCACCAGATGATGGAGATACATTAGTAAAACTTCCTTTTGCAAGATAAGTAAATGAAGTGCTACTTAAAACTTCTTGCACAAATGAAGATGTATTATAAGGAATATCTGTTACAGTTCCTTCAACAACACCCTTAATTTGAATTGGAGTTCCAACGTTTAAGTTATGTTCAGTAGCTGTGGTAACTGTGATACGTTGTGTAGGAACGACACCATTACCAGATTGAATACTTGAAATTTGAATTGGATCTGCAGCAAAAGCACCAACAATTTCAAATTCTGGTCTTCTTGGAGAGAAACCCTCTGGATTTAGTGGGAACTTATCTGCTGGAGGTATTACCTTGGTTGCAGCTGCTTCATTAAATGCGTTTGATAACTTATCATAATACATCTCAAGGTCTGTATTGTTATATCCAGATACCTTGTTTACACCATCAGCATACTCAAAACAAGATAATTTATGGTGAGAAAATAGCGGTGTTGATACTTTTCCTTGTGAAGTAAAGTCTTTATCGTTAATATAAACAGTTCCATTTCTGTCTCCATCAAAGATAGAGAACTGCCAGAAGTAACATGTACCTGTGATTCTAAACAATGCAGAATTAGGAACAGTGGGATCTGTTGGGTTAGGAACATATTTTGGTCTTATCTTTGTCTTTCTTAAGTCTAATCCAACAAGTGATGTACCACGGGGAACAATTGTACCACCATTTACACTATTAAATTTATAAAGTATATTATCTTCTTGTGTTAAATCAAAGTTACTGTCCAGATCTAATGAAAAAATATTTGATGCTGGTGTCGTAACTCCACCCTTTGGTGCAACTGCTGTTGCTACATTTGGATTTGAACTACTTGGTTTGATTGCAAAACCAGGTCGGTTGTCAATCACATGATCACCAGGATATACTAATATCGTTGTTCTTTCAATTCTGTCATTGTTTCTACCAGTGACATATGAAAATCGGGCAGATTCAATCAGTGCCCTTTGAATTGTCTTAAAAGGTTGTGCTAATGAATTACCATCATTGGTTATACTGTCCGTTGAGTCAAGGTCATTCGGATTCACATAGAGTATTCTTCCCTCTATATTTTTTATAAAATTCTCTAATCTATTAAGAGGCATCTTCTTATTTCGGCCAAAATATTTCTATGTCTATTTAGTTAGGTAGATAATCTAGGTTTTTTATACTAAAAGAATTTTTTAGCAAATTTACCTGCAGCACCTGCCAAAGGTCCACTATACATTCCTGACGCAGCAGAAGCTAAACTACTACTAGAGACAAAACTTCCAGCAAAGGATGAAAATAAACTACTTGTTTTAAGTAGGTCTCCTATATTACCACCCCTTGTGTTGACTTGAACTGTACCTGCTTCAATTCTAACCTCTTTAGTGGCTCCTTGTTCTGGATATCCAATTTGTATAGTGTTTACTGCTTCAAGAGTTAAATTATTTGTAGCTTCAATAACTATATTTTTTGCCTTTAATCTTAATTCTCCATTATCAGCATTTACACTATAATCTCCATGATGAACTATTGTACTCATGGTTATTTCATTATCTTTAGATAATTTACCAGCTTCTATCTGTAATTGTTTTTCAGTATAATATCTCGCAAGACCAGTTTCATGAAAAGATATATTATTTTTCACCTGACTCTCACCAGTGCCATCATTCTTTAGTTTTGTTGCAGCACCAATAAAATATACAGTTCTTCCACAGAATGCCATTCTGTCTGACCCAGTTTCAATAAAAAACTGAGGACCGAATGATTTTATCTCATGATTTTGTTCGTTAGCCATTTTTAATTTTCTCCTGGTTTAGGATACGCACCCACACAATCAACAGATTGAAGAACTGTTTGATCTGTATTTGTTTTAGTTGGAGTAGATGACATAATAGGACGAAGAATTGCACCAATACCTTCATTAATTATGTTTATATTTGGCAATGTCAAATATGGTTTCTGGCAGGTAATCTCCACACCAACAATTTTTCCATCAACCACTTGTAAATTCATACAATCATCATCAATAAATGCGTTTTCATACCCTGCACCACCATCTTCAACTATAATCTCTTTGATGAATACATTACCAACTTCACCTGGTAAGTCAACTGGATAGTTTTCACCTTCACTTATTATGATTACATTTGTTATTTGTCCATAAGTCGGTGAATTAACATTTTTATCAATAATCACTCTTCCAAAAGCACCATAACCTTGATCACAATTATCACTAAAATCAATAAGAGGTTCTTGAGTGTATCCACTACCAGAATCGGTAATTTCAAATCCTACAATACTTGCTGTTCTCTGTATCTCACCATATAAGTCATCTGGGTCAAGTCTGTCGAAAAACTTACCTAGAAGGACTTTACCTGCACCACCTTCTCCATCACCACCAAATATTTTACCAGTCGGTGCACCACATTTAAATACATTTCCAGTGTAACAGTCAGTTCCTATATTTTGATCTGCTGCATCACTCACCTTTGAACCAAAAATTGTCCATTGACCATATTCTTTTTCAAACTCTGTTAGTTTCTCCTCTGTTCCAGAAGTGAGATTCTTACCAAATTTCTCTATTCCTTTAGCAGCGTTATTTGCAGCAGCTGTTGCTCCATCCATAATACTTTGTTGTTCTTCGACACTCTTTGGTGGTTTGCCTACTGGTGCATCAATAACCTTAACATTTGTCCCCTTTTGTTTATCAGATTCTTCAGAATCACTTCCACAGTTAAAGAAGTCTCCAATTTTATTTGCTAAGTTGATACCAGCACCTAAAATATCTTTAACTTTGAACAGTGGTCCTAAAACTTTACTGATACCAGCAGTTAAAGGTGTAACGATACCATCAACTAAAGAATTAACTTTATTTAAGACAGCACCAAGAAATTGCTGTATTGCACAGGCAGGAGCATTAAGTGCATTTTTAACAAAGGCAGTTAACATATCTTCAAGTGCACCTGTTAGAGAACCAACCACCTTCGATACTAAACAATTCATGCCTTTAAATACACCTGAAACAGGTCCTAACAAAGCTTCTTGTGCTCTCTTTACAATCCTAACAGCAACGTTGTATTGAGGAACAGAACTGAATATTGTTGTAGCGATTACACTCAGTCCACCTTTGACACCACTAATTATTGCACCTGATAGTGCATTGTTCATTTGTCCTACAAAGGATTGTGCTCCACCTGCGATTAAAGCTGCTGTGCTTTTAATCTCACCTGCTAAATCAAAAAGACCATCCTCCATTTTAGTCGCAGCACTTAAAAAATTAGTCAAACTATTTTCAGTTGTGACTGCAAAACTTTTTAACGAAGTAGAGGCAGTCAAAATTGTCATCCCTGTGGTCAATGATGCTACAGGTACCTCTTTCTTACCATTACTTTTTTTATCTTTGTTTTTTGTACTAGATTTTTCAGCATCTTTTTTATACTGCTCTTTTTTAAACGTATAGTTGTCAAACTGAGCATCATCTAATCGATCTGTATCTAATCCAATCGTACTTGCAAAATCTTCAGGAAATTGTGTTTTTACATCTTTGATCTGACCTTGCCAATCTTCAGGATTTGTTTGAATTAGATCAGTGAAAACTGCAACCTGTTGTGCGTTCAACTTATCTGGTGGTGGTGTCACCTCCCTTTCGACTGGTTGTGTTTCACTTTGTTTAGTTGTTATCGCACCAGATTTTTGTATTACGCTTCCTATTTTTTTCAACTCAGATTCAAAACCTTCATCTCCACGCTTTAATTCCCCACCATCTAGAGTTTGTATTACAGTATCTCCAAATGGATCTTTTATATCTTTAACTTCTTTATCAAATTCTAATGATTCTTCATTACTGGCACTGGAATAAGTCATATTTTAAAATATCCTCCTGTTCATATATTTAGTTGACTCCTGAACCCCTTTTGTTGGTTGGATTACCTGTTCCACCACCACGACCACCTTGGGGTTTTGGTAGTGCACCAACAACATTTTCACCCAATCCACCTAGAACTTTGTTTGATAATTGACTGAGAGGAGAACCTTTTCCTTTTCCATTTCCTTTATTTGCGTCTTTCTTTAATAGAGGAGTGTTAGGACAGCTGGTTTGAGATAATTCCTGACCTGCCATTAAACCAGGTTTTACTTTGTCAGTGAATCCAGAAGTAATTGTGAATTTACCATTGTCATCTAGAACTACATTTTCCCCTCTAACAAAAGCATGAAGGATAAAAGGTGCTGTTCTTTTTTCTCCCAAGTATAGACCAAATACCATGTCACCTGGTGCTAATTTCAAAGTCTCTAATCTTTCAGCAGCACCTGTTCCTGCAGTAAGAGGAACAAAAGCTTGTGCTGTAAACACATCATTATCCTTTACGGTGTCTTGATTCGAATAATCTATCAATATACGAACACGATATCTATACCCCCAACTGTCACCAGACAATAGGGCTCTTTGAGATGGTGCTTTAACTGAAACTATCTTCCCTATCCAATATTCAACACCCTCTTTAAAAAAAGTATCTTTTTTATCGTCTGTTCCTCTCGATCTATCCATTTAAATTATCCCTAGTTGAAAATTAAACCACTTTCTTTTTTAAGTTGTTCATTACTGTTTCCTTCATCTTTAACATGTAAACCATAAGTATCACGAGCAAGTGTCATTGAAGTAAATGATCTCTCAGTGTCAAAGTGATGACACAAATGGAGAATCAAATACTTTCCACTTGTATGTTCATCAAGTCCACCTAACTCCTTATTATCACCTTGTCTTTCAATTTCAACTTTAATTACATTTCCAGCTCTTAATCTTAAATTACATGGAACCTGTATCTCCATCATTTGAGAATGTAAAAGATTATATCTCATCGGAGATTTTGCTTGCCATTCTCTCGGATCATTATTTGGAGTAAGTTCTCTGTAATCTAAACTACCAATATCTAAGACATGAGCGTTTGATGTTGTATATTTAAATGCTGGAATCACATATTCTACAGCTCTCCTTCCCAAGGTTTTCTTAACTGGTTGTCCTGATTGATCTGCATTTTCTGCTCCTTTCAAAGCATAGAATATTTCTTCTGTTTTAAGATTATATGGGTTAAAAAATATATTACGAGAAGAAATCCATTTTTTTCTCTGTTTAACATTTTGATCTTTTAAAAAAATAGGGGGTCTAACAATTCTAAAATCGTTCTCATCATTATCTTGGTTAGATAAAAGTGCTCCAGTGTAAGTATAAGTTTCTACTGGTGATTCTGAAATAAGATTATCAATTGACTTAAAATTAAATCCATCTTGAGTTTCATAGAAAAAATATCCAGGATCACCATTAACTGGAATTGATTTTCGGCAAAGATCTGTAATTAAATCTAAACCACCTCTTGATCTTGATATAAAATTATAACTATTTCTTGTTGGATCAATATCAGCATTCGTTATATCAAGTTCTCTCAAAATTTTCTTAACTGTATCACTAATTCTACCCTTGTATGTAATTGTTGGATTATTTATTTCTTCATTATCAATCGCAGGTTTTGATACCAATGATAGAAAAACACTTTGTCTATTTGCATCTGATGATCCAGTAGGAGCAGTATTAACACGTAGAGGTTTTTTTGTAAAATTTAATGTTCCAGATTTTGATCTAATTAATACTTCAAGATCCTCTTCTCCCACAATTGGAAGTGAAGATTTAATCGTTCCTAATCTCTCTTGAATATCTTGTGCTTTATCAGCTTTAATCGATCCTGAAGCGTCTAAAAAAATTAAATTAGCAGTCACCTCTGGTGAATACACACTTTCAAAATAGTTAAATGATGAAATTTTACCTACAAGACTCGCTTCTTTATTTTTATTCTTATTACGAAGAAGCATTTTTTCATATGTTGATGCTCTTGATGCACTTCCTGACATTATTCTCTCCTACTATCCTTTAACCACGTAAGGTCGGTTGACGATGAAAATTTGAGTTGGATTTTCATCAATAAGATCTTCATCATACATGCTAGATGTATCCATATTTATGTTCGTATCAAAAGGTAATGATGAAATTTCATTTTTAGTGACATTCAAACCAGAAAGATCGTAATCAGGTGCAACTTCTTTCATACTTTTGATAAAAAGTTTATCTTGATTTTCCTTGCTCATCTTTTTATAGTTTTTTTCCTTTGTTAGTTCTTCTATTTTCTTAACTCCTTCCTCTAGTTCACTCTCATCAATTACTTTCTTTAAATCATCAAGTTGTTTGTCTACTTTTTCTCTATTTCTTGTCACTTTATCTTTATCACCACTAAAATTAGCTAAAAAATTACCAAGTTGGTCAAATTTTTTCTGAACAAACTCTACTTTTGGTTTTAAATTCTTTTCATAATAATTTCTAATACCACTTATTATTCCTTCAAGACTATTAACTAAAATTCCTGCTATAAGTAAAGGTATCGCAGTTCCAATTCCACGAGTAACTCCTTTAATTGGTGATGTCAATCTTGAACCAATAGATTTGAAACCAGATTTTATTTTCTGTGCTGCCTGTTCTTGTTTTTGTCTTCGAAGTTCCTGTTTTTCAAATTTAGAATTTTCCAACTTTAATTTGTTTACCGTTTTAGTTTGAGAATTCAGTATACTTTTAATCCTATCCGCACTCATCTTAACTGATTTTACACTTCCACCACTGGTTTTTGGTGTGGATTTCTTTGATTCTTTTGGTTTTTCATAGTATCTCGGAGATATAGAGGGTAATCTACTTGAAGAAATCTTAGTTTTGACTTGTTCTTTCCCTCTGTTTGCTGCAGATTTAACCGCAGTTGTTACTGCAGCTTTTTTACCAAGACCTGCAAGACCTCCTAAAAGTCCTTTTCCTAATCCTACTAGTGGTGCTATTAACGGTAATGCCATGATTCTATAGTTCTATCCCATGTATTTCTGGAGTTTTTTCCATATATTCATTCTCAACGTTAATTGAAGTAACATATGGAACATCAGTGGTTTCTGGTAAAGAAACATCCTGTTGTGCTTTTTCTCTACCATATAATTCTTCGATGGGTAATGTAATCTCAGTTATTTTTGGTTTTTTATTTTGTTCTTTTATAAGTTTTTTTAATTCTGGATCTTTTGCACCAAAAAAACCATACTCAGGTATTTTTCCAGTTTTTATTCTATAAATTTGTTCTGCTCTTTCTCTTGAAGTTCCAGTAATCGCACCTATTAATTTATTTTCATTCTCTTGTTCTTTCTTTAAATCTTTAACTACTTGATCTACACCTTTTTCTTCTACAAGTTTATCAATTTTTTTATCTGTCTTTGTTCTAACAGTATCTGGAAATATTTTAGGTATATAATATCCAGCAGCAAATAAACCACCCAAAGCGATTAAAGGTAATATCTTACCTATGCCTAACGCCTTCAATGCAAGACTAATTCCAGAAATTCCTGAAATTATACCACCAAGTGCTAGAGCTCCACCCACACCTATGATAGTTCCAAGCATCCATTTCCAATTATCTTTTAAAAAATTGAAAAATTCTCCTATTTTTTCTTGACCAAAATCACTTTTTAAAAAATCAAAAGCAAGATTTCCAGCGACACCGAGTCCAAGTAGTGATAGTGCTTTTAAGATATTTGATCCACCTTCCCTAATTGGTGATGTAATTTTACCTAAACCCTTACCAATCTTTTTGACACCTTCAATACCACTCTCGGCAAGAGAACGTCTTCTTTTTTGTTGTTGATCTTTTAATAGTTTATTCTGCCCCTTCTCTATCGCAATTCTATTTGCAAAATCAGTAGATAAAATATTTCCAATACTCACTAATGTAGAGTTTATTGATGCTAATTCTTTTGATACTTCAGTTTGCTTGTCTGGTTCAGGTGTTGTTAATTTTTCTCCAATATCAATCTTCTGATTCTTTAAAATACTTTTAATTATAGTAATCTTTCTTGAATTATTCGCAACCTTCTTCTCCAAAACATTTGCACCTATGTTAAAGGTGGTTCTGTTTATCTTCGGTCTACTACCCATAGTAGACATCTTATTCATAAAATTTTCGTAAACGGGAGAAGACTCATCCATTATTTTGTTGTTGTTTTAATTTTTCTTCTTCAATATATTGTTTTAATAATGTAATGTAAACTTCCCTTTCCCAAGGAATCATGTTTTCAACTTCAGTCAAAGAGTATTTATGATGTTGAACTAAGGCAAAATTAACTTTGTAGTATGACTCAAGATTAGTATGAGCCATACCTAGGTGAAAAAACTTGCCAGTCCCTCCAATACTACTTCAGATTCCACTTCAGTGGTTGGATTTGTGACCTTGACTTTATGAGAGAGTTTAGGCATTGTCTCAAAAAACTTTTCAATTGCTTTAAATTGTTTACTATTGAGTTGTTCGATAAACTCCTCTAATTCTTTTTGTGATGAATCTGAAGCATCCCAACTTTCTTCGTTGTCATAGATCATTTCAATACATGATGTTATCATAGTTAGAGATTTATCAATATCACTTCCCTCACCACCATCTTGACCAGATTCAAAGTTACTTTCAATAAATTCAGTAATTGAGGGATACTTAAGTTTCATTGAGTATTGGTCATCAAGTTTAATGATATTCTTGTGTCCTCTGACTTTTTTAACTTTAATTGAATCAATATTAATTTCAGTCTGAACTGATGTTTTTCCATCATCAGGACATGTGATATTAACTTCAACTGTTTCACCAACTGATTTTGCACGAACATTTAAAAACAAATATTCAATATCAAAAGTAGCAAGTTTATTAACACTAACCCCTTTTGTAAGAATACAATCATTTAATATTTCAACAACAGCATTTGTAATTTGAGCCATATCTTCTGTCTCTAATGCCATAATAAGTATTTTTTCTTCTCTTACTAAGAAGGGTCTATATTTAATCTTCTTGCCAGTTGATGGTAATGTCAGATCATAAGTCGGTGTATTAATTTTTGGTAATGCCATAATGTTTTCACACTTCAGTAAATTTATTTATAGAGGTAATTTTAACTTCTTGTTACAACATATCTATCATAGTTGAAACTAACTGTGACTTTCAATAAGTCTGCTGTCCCATAAGTAACAGGTATTGGTGTAATTGATTTTGGAAAAGCATTTACAAATTCGTAAAGCAAAGTTCTTCCAAGATTCTTTTCAAACTTAGTTATACTCATTGTATCACATTTATAGTCATTTGGGTACTTGAATCTTCTGTAAAAACCTCTTTGACCTACTCCAATACCATCACTATCTGCTCCACTTGCGATATAGTCCATCCAACCCTCAAATATACGAAGTAGAGTATAGTCTTGATCCACATAGAAAGTAAAATCAATATCAGTATATAATCTTGTATGAGCAAACTCCTGTGGAATACCCATAAAATTATCCTTAACTTCCCCTGTCGCAAAAGCACTTGCTGGTAAAGATGCTTCAGAACAAAGTATTCCTGCATCTCTCGATAAAAAATCTTTTGCATTATCCAAACCAATCGATTCAAGATAATCTGTTATCGTTTTTTTCAATATAGAAAAATGAACTTGATATTGATTTGTTATAGACAGTTTGCCAAGTTTCTCCTTGACATCCTGCATTGTTATTCTTTGTACTAACCCTGCCACTCTAAATACCTTATATGAGTCTTTTATTATTTCTATTTAGATGACTTACAAAGGAAAATTCAGACCAAGGGTTCCAAAGAAGTATCGAGGCGATTATACGAACATAATATATCGCTCTTCATGGGAACTTAAATTCATGAAATACTGTGACACAAACAAGAATATTTTAGAGTGGGGGAGTGAGGAATTCTTTATTCCTTACATGTCTCCTATTGATAATCGTGTTCATAGATACTTTCCAGATTTCTATATCAAAGTTAGAGAAAGCACTGGGCAAGTTAAGAAGTATGTGATTGAGATTAAACCAAAGAAGCAGTGCATTGAACCAAAGGTGCAGAAAAGAAAAACAAAAGCATACATCCGTGAAGTATGCGAATATGCAAAGAATCAAGCAAAATGGGAAGCAGCAACAGAATACTGCAAAGATCGTAGATTAGAGTTTAAAGTATTGACTGAAAGTGAGTTAGGTATAAGATAATGGATCGAATCGCAGAGATAGCAGATAATTTAATTGGTATTGAAAGTCCTGATGATTTGATGGTAGAAATACTTGAAGCACTTCCAGAAACAGAAACCATTCCTGAAGCAGGGAACTATTATACTTTTGTATATCAACCAAAGACACCTAACGTTCAGTATGATGAGTTTCCCCTTGTCGCAGTTACAGATGTATTCAACTGGGGATTCAAAGGACTTAACTTTCACTGGGGTAATGTGCGTCAATATACATGGCAAGAAGTGATTGGAAACCTTCATATTGTCAATTCAAATGAGGTTGAATCCCTGCGAACAATACCTTTTGCTAAGTTTCGTATAAATAGATAAAAAAGTAGGTCGATATGTCATTATTTCCACAACAAGCAATAGATCAAATAGAAAAAAATAAAAAACGAAAAGATAAACCAATATTTGGTGGAGCTGGTAGACCAGAAAATAATGTTATACCAGTTGATACAAAAAGGATCAATGGTACAACTAGCATATCAGGCACCAGTAACACTTATACAGTTAATGGTATTACTTACAATACCGCTACAGGTAGACCTATTGATCCAGAAACAGGTAATAATTTGTTAGATGTCGAGAATAAAACAAAAAAAGAAAAAAAATCTAGCACATATAAGGGAACAACACTTAAGGGAGAAAATCTTAAAAGAACTTACAGAGATCGAGGTGGTGTATTAAGATATCCATATGAAGCGTTGACAGAGAGAACAGATTATTTACAAATTGATATCAATCAATATGAATCGGCAAGAGAAAGAAGTGGCAATCAAGATAATTTAATAGGTCGTGTTGGAACAAGAAGATTATCAACAAGAGGAAGAAGACCAAATGGATTGACAACAAAATCATTAGTTAATAAAGGCACGATACTATTACAAATACCATCTCAAGTTCAGGATGGTAATAGTGTGAGTTATGGCGATAGTAAGATGAATACTATCGTTGGTGCTGCTCTTCAAGGGACTACCAATATTGCAACTGGTGCAGCAGACGCACTTGTAAATACAGAGGGAGGTCCTGGTGCGAAATTAGGTGCTGCAGGTAAAGCAACTAAGGATGCATTTCTAGATGCTGCCAGAGCATCTGGTTTAAATCTTGACAACGCACAAGCATTATTTAATGCAAATATAGCAACTGGTGTCGTAGGTGCTTTTGGTGGAAACGTAACTGTAAATCAACTACTTGCAAGACAATCAGGACAAATATTTAATCCAAATATGGAGTTGTTGTTCAATAGTCCTACACTGAGAAACTTTAGATTCTCTTTTAAAATGACACCAAGAAGTCCAGAAGAGGCAGAGCAGTGTAAGTTAATTATAAGAACATTTAAAATGAATATGGCACCTAAGGTTACTTCTGGTCGTGGAGGTCAAAGTTTATTTTTAAATACACCGAATGTATTTGAATTAAGATATAAAAGTGGAATCGCCAATCATCCATTCTTACATCGATTCAAACAGTGTTTCTTAACTGATATATCTGTCAACTACACTGGTGAAGGAGTTTATGCTACATATGAAAATAGAGAACCAGTTTCAATGATTATGGATTTAACATTCAAAGAACTTGAACCAATTTACGATCAAGATTACTTTGATGCAGTTGGTCTTGATGCTGACAGCACAGTAGGATATTAAAATGGGATATTTTAGAGAATTACCAAATTTACTTTATCAATCATTTTTACCTGATAAAAGATCTTCCTTAGATTATACAGAGGTTAAAAATTTATTTCGTAGAACTAAGTTAAGAGATGATCTACAAAATGTTTTTACTTTGTTTGATAAGTATGAGATACCAGATGAGTTTCGTCCAGAAACTGTGGCAGAGGAGTTTTATGGAAACGATGAATTAGATTGGGTCGTTTTAACAACTGCAGGTATCGTAAATGTTCGAAATGAATGGCCGTTAAATAATCGAGACATATTCAATTACTCCTTTGAAAAGTACGGAGATAACTTAAATACAACTCGATTTTTTGAAACAAAAGAAATCAAAAATAGCAGTGGTAGTATAATATTAGAAAAAGGAAAAGTTGTTGATTCTGATTTTGTGTTTAAATATTATGATACAAACGGTATTGTAGAGGTTAAAGGAACTAATGTTCGAACAGGTGTATCTAATTATGATTATGAAGTTAGATTGAATGAGGAAAAAAGAAGTATATTTGTTCTAAAACCAGAATACTTGCAACAATTCTTAAATGATTTTAGAGATATCATGCTCTATGGTCAGTCATCACAGACAATCAATGACAATTTAATGAAGACAGAGAATACAAATATAACTATGCCATAAAAAAAGAGGTCTTGCGACCTCTTTCTATTACTTAAATATTAAGTTAATCCAAGCTGCGATAACTAATAAAGTTAAACAGAGTTGATTATATTTCATTATTCA